TCCTGTCGAGATCGTTTGAGCGCTCCAATGCGCGCGTGTCGAACGCGACATAGTCGTCCGGCCGACCGGACAACTGGAACAATCCGCCAAACCCCTGCTCGATGTGATTGAGCAGAAAGCCCAACGACGTTGCCACCCAGAACCGCAGCAACTGCTCGACACTCGATGCGGGTATCTGCCCGGTCGCCAGGCTCAGCAGCGCGAGCGGGATGCGGAACACGGTGGCGATCCGCTGGTCGCTGTACTGCAGCCGCTCGGCGATCTGCGCGTCCCGGCTGCTGGCGGTGGACGGCTGCCACTTCATCCCGCGCGTCAGGATGGGCGTGCCCCCGGCATTGGCCCCGGTGGTCAGCTCGTTCCACCGTGCGCGCGCTTCCTTGACCTGCGCCTCGTTAAGTTTCTCCTCCGTAGTAATGACGCCGCTCGGTCGGCCCTCGTTTTGCGCGTAGGACAGCGCCTGCTGCACGAGCATGTCGCTTGCCGCGATATCGAGCGCCGCGGCCGTCAGGGGCGGCACGCCGACCAGCGGGTTGTGCGGCGACGCATTCAGCTTGACGTGCATCACGAACCGCGCCGGCACACTGCGCAGCATCTCCTGCGGTATGCGCCGCTCGATGATCGGGTTGCCGGCCAACGCATAAAACAGCTCGCCGTTTTCCGCGACCTGCGGCTCGCTTGAATTGGCGTGCATTAAATGCAGTTCCGATACCTCGTATCGGTTGTTTTGCAAGGCAAGCACATACGTGTTTCCGGTCGCGTACAAGCTCCAAACGAAATTGAGCATGAAATCCGAAAATGCCTGGTATCCGTTCGGCCGCTTCAAGATGCGGCTCAGCGCGCTGTTGCCGATCCGCTCGCGCCCGCCGTTGTCGAGGCCGCGCCAGTGCGTGCCGGGACAGGTTGCCGCCGTCTCGGCATAGGCTTTGATGCAGGCGGACACGATGGCGCCGCCGCCGGCGGGCCGCGGGTCCATGCCCATTTGCCAATAATTCCACGGCGCGTCCGGCGGCAGCCAGCCGCCGGTGATCGGCAGGTAAAACCCGCGGCTGGCGGCCGTGCGCAGCGGCACCGCACCCGCCGGGGAGGCAGGCGCGATGGCGGTGTTCATGCCGTCACTCTCGCCCGCGGATTGGCGGCGGCGTCTCGGCCCGCTGCGTCTCGCGCACAGGTGCCCGCGGCAGGCTGCGCGGCTCCGGCGCCGCGTCCTTGCCGGAGGCGAAACCCTCCGGACCAATCAGGCCGAGGGCCGCCAAGTCGGCTTCCTCCTGCGTCGGTGTCGGCACACTGGCCGCCGCCCGCCGCTCGATCTCGGCCATTGCCTCGCGGTGCTTCGCGATGCGCTCGTCGTGCGCGGCGCGCAGCTCGGCCAGCTGTCGCTGCCGCTGTTCCTGCGCGGCCCGCGCCAGTGCTTCGGGACTATCTGACATCGCTACATCCTCACCATGTTACCCCGGTCATCCAGGCGACCAATCCTGTCCGTCGCATCGCGAAATTCATCGGCAGGATCATTCGCAGGCCAATGCTGTCGGTTTGGAAAAGGGACCGGGTCGGCGCCGCAACGACTGCCGGCGAACCGGGCGTGCCGATCGCCACCGGAGCGGTGTCTTCCATGTGTAGAGTCGCGGAATCATTGAGATCGAAGCGGAAATCCGCACCGCTGACTGTCACGAAATCCGCCGCATCCACCAGAATGACCAGGCCCGGCGTCACGGTCGCCGACACAATGACCGGGTAGCCGGCGAGCACGTTGTTGTCGATTTCCGCCTTGAACGGGAACACGCCGGTGCCCGCACTCGACTGCATCATGCTGATCGACAGCGCCTGCTGCGGGTTCATGATCCAGGTCGGCGCCCGCAGGCTGTTCGCCGTGATCAGCACCGACATCAGTTGCTTGATGTCGGCGACCAGGGCATTGAACCCACCGCCCGCGGTCGGTGTCAGACCCGCAACGCCGAAGCGCAGACCCGCCGGCCGGATTGTGGTCGCGGCGTTTGCATCGATCAGGATCGTGTCGAGGCTCACACCCGTGTCGCGCTGGATCTTGTCGCGCAGCAGCGGGTCGATCGCCGGTTGGCTGTGCTCGAAAATCTCCCGTGTGAACGTCACGATTACGGCCATCTTCTTCAGCCCGATCGTGAAGCTGGTAAAACTCGCCGCTCTGACAGGAATTGCCCCGGCCTCGGCCACGAAAGAACCGCTGACCGTCGGTGTCGGCGAGTCCATCGGCATCGTAATTTGCGCGTTGCGCCCGAGTTCGACAGACACGCCGCGCGCGGCCAACGGCCGGTAAATCGAGTTGATCAAGAGCGCGTCGATATAGCCGGCCGTCTCGGTGTGCGCGAGGGCGTCGGCCCATCCGGCTCCTGTCGTTGTCGCCGGCACGACCGCCGCCGCACGCTGTTGGAAGTCCACCAAGGCGCGCATCTGCACGTTGTCGGCATGGCCGTTCTCGGCCATGACCTGCTCGACCGGCACACCGCGCGCCTTGGCGATAAACCGACAGGTCAGCACATTACCGAACAGTTCGCCCGGCGCCTCCTGCTTTCTCGGCATCGCAAACGGCCGCGGCAGGCCGGCGGCGGCAACGGGCGCCTGTGCCGGCCGGCTCGGCGGGATCACGGTCATCGCCGTCGAGGGTACGTGCCGCACCGGCTCCGCGGTCTGCCCGAGCGCCGCCTCGGCGGCCTGGAAGGTCGCGAGCTTGCGCAGTTCGGTATTGATCCGGTCTTGCAGTTCGTCGGTGATGGCGAGACCGGAATCGTCCGGCTCGTCGCCGAGCCGTTCCATGTGGTCGCTCAACTGGTCGCGCAGCGCGTTGACGCTGTTCTGCGCGGCTTCAATCCTCTCAGTCGGTGTCATAGGTTTCGCTCTTCGCACGGAGTGTGCTTCGGCAAGCCCGCCGGTGAACCCGCGCCGCTGCGACCGATCCGTCTCGGCAAGCCCGCCAAAGATCAGGTGCATCGCGTCGCGGGGGAGACCGAGCGCAGAGGCAATCGCCAACGCGTTCGGATTGTCGGGCACGCTCACGATGCTTGCCTCGACAAGTTCGGATTTGGTGAAAATCACGCCGTCTTCGCCCTTGCGCGACTTTACCTCGAGCGGCAGCCAGCCGACGCTGACGGCGCGCAAGACGCCGGCCTTCACCGCCGTGTGGATGTGACGCAAAAACGAAGTGGTCGGCTCCAGCAGATCGAGCGTGCCAACCAGCCGGCCTTTTTCGACACTGACATCGGTCCACTTCCCGATCGGCAGGTCGCCGTTGTGATTGAACAAGGCAACCGGATTTGCCTTGAAATTGTCGAGCTGCCAGCCGGCCGGGTCGATCTGGTTGCCGCTGCGATGCACGGTGTTATCGCTCATCACGTAGCGCAGCACCGACTCGCCAGGCGCCGCCGCCCGCGCCGTCATGATCCGAACGGCAGGGGCGACAGCGTCTGTCATCGCATTATCCGATCAGTGCCCGCACATTGAGCGAGGGGTCTTCCTGTTGCGTCGCTGCGGCCAATGCCATCACGAGCGCAACCATCCCGTCGATGCGGCCGGACGCCTTAGTTTTGTCCAATTTCCGGTTGCCGGCGGGATCGGCCGTCACGACCGCATTCGACGCGCACATCGTCAGGACCGGGTGCATGCCGTGGCGCAGGCGTTCCTGCAGCGCAACGCTTTCGAGCACGTCCAATGCCGGCGCCATGTCCTTGTAACCCTGCCCGAACTCAGTGAGCGGACAGATGTCCTCGATCTCGCTCGCCGCGATCGCCGCGCGCAACTCGGCGATCCGCCATCGGTCGAAATTGATCTGCTCCACCGGAAAGTCACGGCACAATTCGCCCAGCCGGTGCGCCACATAGGCATAGTCGATCGCCTGCCCCGGCACGGCCGTCAGCTTGCCCTGTTGCGCCCACAAATCATACGGCGCCCGGTCCCGCGCTGCCCGCTCGTGCAGTGTCGATGCCGGCGTCCAGAAATGCGGCCAGACATTGAAGCATCCGTCGTCGCCCTGCGCCACCAGCACGAGCGCGGTCAAATCCTGCCGCGACGACAGGTCGAGCCCGCCGTAAACCGGGCCGAGCGCGAACGCGTCCATATCCGGCTCGCCGCCATTGGCCGCCCACACGCCGGCTGACAGCAGGTTCGCTTCCGCACTGCATCGTTGGTTCAGATGCAGGTTGCGGAAGCTGCTTTCGAACGCCGGCATCCGTAGCGCCTTCATGGCCAGGCCGGCAATCTCGCTCTCGCTCAGAAAGTCGCCGAGTGCCGGGTTGGCGAGCTTCCACGTTGCCGGATCGTCGAGCGGCGCATCGTCCGGTGCCCCGAAGAAAATCAGCTTTGTCAGCGGATCGGCGCCGCTGCGCGCGTAGTCGATCATCTGCGATAAGAGATCCGCACTGGTCGGGGACTGGGTGCTTATCACAATGCTGAGCGGGTTCGGGTGGGCCCCCATGCTCGTTTCGAGGGCATCATACAATTCGGAGCGCGGGCCGCGTACCTGACCGAGTTCGTCATGAATCACGACGGCTGCTGAAAGTCCATAAGTCGTCGACGCCTCCGCTGCCAGTGCGCGGTAACGTGCGCCGGTGTACGGGCTGAACAGCTCCTTCGCATGATCGCGCACAACGACGAGGTTCGGATCCGATAGCTCGCGGCTCATGCGGACCATCTTGGCGGCCAGGTCGAACACGATGGAAGCCTGCTGTCTCGACTGCGCGGCACTGAACACTTGCGCGTTGCGCTGCGCTTCCGGCCCGATCAGGTGCGCCAGTGTCAAGATCGCGCAGAGCGCCGTCTTGCCCTGCTTCCGAGGCATGCTGACGATCGCCTGCCGCGTCGGGCTGTCGTAAATCTGCCGGATAATGTCGCGCTGCCACTCGCGCAGCACCACCGGCTTGCCGACATCGGCGCCTTCGGGCACGACGAGGTATTTCTCCGCAAAGCGTACTATTTTGCTGGAGCGGGCTTCGCTCGTCAGTGCCTTAGCGATGTCCTGCCTCCGAGCAGCACATCAACCGGCGCTCCTACTTCCGCGTTGCGGCCGGTCGAGCGCGGCGAGATCGTCGTCTGCGGCGTCAGCCGCAGCTTCACCGCCAATCCCGCGACGCTCGCGTTCAGGTTGCACAGTAATTGCATCAGCCGCAGCGCCTCGTCCGAAGCGGGATCGCGCTCGAACCGCCGTTGCACATAAGCTGCCGTCGCCGCGGTCCGGCACAGCCGCTCCAACAGCAGCAACGCGCCGCCATTCCAGTGGTCCGGTGGCTTGGCGGTGACGAGCTGTTCCCAGTAGGTCTGCGCCACTCCCTTGAGGTCGCGCGGCGGTTGCGGCGGTTGCGAACCGGTTCGATACAGCGACGCCGCCATCTCATCAGGTGATTTTCGTCCCATTGTTCAGCTCTGCGCGAGTTTCCTGCTCATCAACGCCGGTCAACCCTGTTACACTGTAACAGCCACTTCTTTACTGCCAGTGAAAGGTAGA